AAATAGTACAATAATCTAGGTTTATTGTTTTCAACTAGTATTGGCATGCCGTAAAAAACACAAGCCATTAAAACATCTTCAAAAAATATTTCTGCCGTTTGTGGCCTAGCTATGTATTCTAAAAAGAAATGATTAGCAGGTGCGTTTTCCATACTAAATTTAGTTAAACCGTGAAGAGCTCCGTTGGAACCTTTACCATCTACAGTTCCACTTATATCATAACTATCACACCCAAAAGCTCCAACATGTTCATTAGCTGGATATTTAATGCCATTTTTTATAATCACTCTATTTTGTAAATTTTTAGGTGGTACCCAGCTTATTTTAAATCTACCATCTTTGTTAGGATAAAAAATAACACTACTGTCTTTAACACCATTAACCCAGTTGAAACTACCTTGAGTTACACTTAAGTTATTACTTATTGAGTCATTATAATCTATTTGTTCGTATATTTTAACTAAGTTAAATAAGCTTTGTTTAGTTTCATCTCTAAAAGCATGAGCTTCAGTTCTTGGAAACTGGCGGTAATATTCATTTAAAGTATCTTGATCAGACTTTAATCCTTCGACTTCGTTTTCCCAATGCTCAATGACTCCTGTTGTAATTTCGTGACCATCAATTGCTTTGACAATATCTTTTCCTCTAACAAAGACAGGTAATCCGAAAGTATCCATGAATCCTTCGTAGTTCCACTCCATAGGTATGAACAAGCTATAGAGCCCAGAAGATGTTTGTCCGTTTCTATTTCTTTTTGTAACGTCGCTATTGTAATAAAGCTTTTTAAAGTTTCCTCCACCTTTGTCTAATGAATTTGAAGTTGAGCCCATCATACATTTACCAACAACTCTTGAACCCAGTCGCAAAGTAGTTTTAGTAACTCTCCAGTTGTTTAATATATTATCAGGTCTTTCCCATTTACCACTTTCATCATGAGCTAATAATTTTAGCTTTTCACCGTCATAAGAATTATCACCTGTATTTTTCCAGTCAATAGTAGTATCTAAACCTTCTATTTCTAGTTCTTTAATGTTTTCTTGGAGTTTTCTCCTCGTAAGTTTTGCAGCCGGTACTCTATATGCCAGCTCAGTCTTCGGCCGGTCCATACCATCTTGAATCGGTTTAAAAAAGAATGGGTAGTTAACTGATATGGGTACAACTTTATCTGTAAACATTTTTTTGGCATCTGCACCAGACTTGGAAAGTATACCGAATCTAGCATCGGAAGATATTGTAGCTTGGTTGACAAGCTCTGCGCTTGACATAAAAGAGAATCCAGATCGTCTGTTTTTAAGGTAACACATTCCGTAGGATCTGTTATCTGCTTTACAAGCTTCCCAAAATATAAAGAAGAGTCTGTTTGCTTCTCTGTAGTCGGGAGCTCCAACATCAATTTTTGACCATTGCAAGTACATGTAATGAGTACCAGTAATATATACAGGACTGCCACAATTGTAGAAATGAAAACCTTGTTCTCTACGCTTAAATTCTTGATCGATATAGTCATACCACTTTTCTTTAAAACTTATAGGATGATCTTCCCAATCAAACCTAGTTTTTATTCTTTGTAATTCTTTTGGATATTCAAATCTTTCCCAATACTGCTCCGTTTTATTTTTGCTTCGTTTATACGGTTCATCTGCTGTTGGTAGAGCAATCCTGAGATTTTGTATTTCAATGATCTGTCCAATTTTACCTGTTTTACTTATTACTACAAAATCATAATCGGCATTATAGCCATATTCCCATTTTTTATATCTATTATTTTTAGATAATATTTTAGGATTTATAATATTTTTTACTTCTTTCCAAAGCGTTTGTTTATAACTCACTTACTTCTCCCTTCTGCAAAACCTTTAAAGCTTTTAACTTGTTTAGTTTTGTCTTCACCGTCTAGTACGTTTTGTTCTTCTTCAATACGTTGTAATATTTCAAACGCATCCATGATACAAAGCTTTTTAGTAGCAGCAGCGTTTTTTAATCTATCAGCTGCAAGATCATCATTGCCAGCGTCAGTAATAATTTGTTCTTCAGCTACTTTAATTAACTCGTCTACCGCTTTACGCCCAGCTCGGATTATATTCTTTCTCGTTTCCTTCGTACTCATGAGTTAGTGCTATATCATTTGATTTCATACAATATAAACGTTCATTATTTATTATAAACTCAAATTCAGAGTTTGGTGTAAATGTAACTAACGTTCCAGGTGTTATTTTAATAGCTTCTAAAGACTTATTGCTATATTTTACTATACCAACATTAGGTTGTTCTTTTCTATTTAATAAGAAGTCTTTATTTGCTATAGGTTTTATAAAACAATAATTTAAATGAGATATATTGTTATACATATATATTTGTTCAGGATATGCAAAGTATAAATCATCTTTAAAAAATGTAGATGAATTTTTTTCTCTACCTTTCATATCGTAATACCTTCTAAATATATTATGATGAACGTATACTATATCTTGTTCTTTAATTATTGTTTTATAAGCAGTAGGGGTTGATATTACTCTAGCTTTTTTACTAACAAAAACATGATCTTCAATACTAGTATTAATAATAAGTTCATTATTATTAATTTGTCGTATGTTGTCATATCTGTTTTCTAAAGGAGTAATTATAAATTGATATAAACTTTTCATTAATAACTTAAATCGTATTCAACTGATATAGCCATATTACGATTAAATTTTTTCCAAGGAAGAACTTCGTTATTTTTTATTATATATATATTGTAAGAATCATCTTCATTTTCAAAAAGTATATTGTTTATAATATGTTTGCCATAAACCTCTTGTCCAATGGAATAATGCATTGCTTCATTCTTATAATCAGAACCTATACTAATCTTTCTTATCTTCTTCATCTTCTACTTCCGTATAAGTACCATCTTCTAAGTTAATATTAACATGGCCATACTTTTCTTCTAATACTTTTTTAAATTCCTCTATCTCAAGGTTGATATCTGCTACTTTATGTAGCATAGCGTGTTTTTTAGTTTCAATAACACCTAAATCTAATATTACTTTTTGAAGATCTTCTTGATGTTTTACAGCTACATCAAGTTCTTCTTTAGTTATTTTATTTTCCATTTAATTTAATTTATAATTGTTTTATTTATAATCACTTGTTATTTATTCTATTTCCGGAGGTTCAGGTTCTGGTGGAATTGGCGGAATAGGTACAATCACAGGGTACTTACTACTTTCACCTGAAAATTTTGATGGATTAAAAGATTCTGCTTGAGATTTGTAATACCCAGGTTCGTCTACAAAATTATCTACAGCAATTTCTAACTCGTCCTCTGTAGCGTAAGTTTCAGCAGTTATAGAGGTGTTAAACATTAATGTTTTACCTTCTGGAATATTACCAAATAAAACTATTCTTTCTTTTCTGGCTGTAAAAACACTTGCAATAAAACCCGTGTTGTTGTATAAAAACACCCAACCATTATTTAATTCACCTTCTATACCTACTATCATAACTAGCTAATTACTGGACCTCCATCATTGAACACCCACGATCTCTGACTAATTAAATTATACTTATTTTTCATACTATCACTTCCACCTACATTATAATATCTAAAACTAGAACTTACTATACTGTCTGCTAGAGTTAATTCTGTTGCTGCTACATTTGTTACTTTAGAATACTGATAAGTACCTCCTGATTTAGTATAAACAATATCGTTTACTTGAACACCTAATGCAACAAAGTCTTTATTTGTGTCTATAACTTTATCTGCAGTTGTCCATGTTGACATGGATTGAGTTAGTGTATCTGGAAATGTTAAATCCCCATTGAAATTAGCTAAATTCATTCTAATTGTAACACCAGTATTGGTGGCTGTAGCCCAAAATCTATTTATCATTAAATCGTATTCTGCACCATCTACATTAGCCCCATCACATGTTTGAAAACCACCACTACCTAATCCTGAAAAATCTACGTTACTATCAAAAACTAAACTAAATATATTACCTCTCCAATTATTTGGATAATATAATGAGTGGCTGAATGAAGTAACTCCACTTAAATCACAATTAGAATTAAATATAGCGTTTGTTACTGCTGATGCTCTCCAACAGTTAACAAAACTAGTACAATTAGAACTTATATTGTTAAACTGAGTGGTAATTGTAGTTGGTCTACTATTATTGCAAAAAGCATAAAACATACTATTGACGTTTGTTATTCCACTTAAATCCCAATTACTTATATCTACACCTGCGTTGAATTGACAACCATAAAACATCGATGCCATGTTGTTAATACCGCTCACGTCCCAATTACTAACATTAGGGGGATAAGCATCAGTATAGTCACCACCTGTATTAATAATATTTGAACCAGTACCTGAAAAAGCATTACCACAAGATACACCAGTATTTGACGGATTATCAAAAGAGTCTGAAGCAAAATTAGTATCACTACCAGGTGCACCAAATTTAAAATCTACAGCATTAAATATAAAGTAAACAAAACTAGTGCTTCCATTAAAACATAAACTATTTAAACCTTTTATTTCTTTTAATTTACCTGTACTGTACATAAAATAAGCCCATGATGCAACATTTTCAGTCATATTTCTATTCCAACCTGAAATGTCTAAGTAATGAATTTTACTACTTCTAAGGAAATTAGTCATATTTGTAAAACCATTACCAGTAGTAGACCAATCTTTAAGTTCTATTTTACTGTTAGTGTCTGTACTTTCAACAGTGTTAAGCGTATAATTAGTAGATGTTATATTGTTTACTACCCAGTTATTAAGTTTGCTAGTTCCTTTTAATTTAGCAGCATTAAGCAGGTATGGTACTTGAAATGACGCATTTGCGTTAGTTAGATTGTTCCATTCTAAGGTGCATCCATCTGTTGTACTATTACCTAAATACAAAAAACAATACATCATGTTACCTATTGCTGCCGTTATACCTGATGGTAGTTTTAATGATTCGCAGTTAATAAGATATGCACACATTTCATAAGCATAATTTATTTGATCCCATAAACTAGGATCCCACATGCTTATATCTAAACTTGTTATGCTGTTACAGTTGAAAAACATTCTTCTAGCCTGTGTGTAAAATACAGCACCGGCATCTTCTCCAAGAGGTAATCTAGTTGGTGAATCGGTCGCTGTTACAACTACGTTATTGCAATAAGATAACATATAATTCAAACCTGTTATCTTAGTATCACCCCAATTTTTAACCTCAATTAATCTATTTCTATTAGTAGCGTCATTACCACCTTGAGTACCACCCATATATAAACCTGAACATCTTCCTGTTATTTTTACTTTGTGATCTCCAGCTGTAGCATAGGTATGCTGTAAGTAAGCGTTGTTGACGGTTGTTGCTTGATAAGATTCAGAATTACCATCACCCCAATCAACATCAAGATTTACAGCTGTTTGTATAGTAGTATTATTATGACTTTGGTTTTGAAAAGGAATAATTACGTCTTCATTAGAAGTTGTGGTTCTCCAAACAGTAATAAGTCTTTCATCACTACCACTAGGGTATCCAGGTCTAGAAGGTCCAGGAAGATTAGATATATTAGGAATTGGTATATTTAATCCTATAAACATTACTCAGGCCCTGGATTTGGCTCTGTCCAGGCAGAAGTTGAAAGCAAGGCTAAGGCTTGTTCGTGATCTAAAGTCTGTAAAGGTACAACTGTACCGTTGGTAATAAAACTAGGAGTCACTTGATAAGAAAGCATAGCTTCTGTGTTAGCTACGTTTCTTCTCATCGTCTGTGAACTAGTTGTATTTATCTGACTGAAATCTATTAACCTAGTCTGCGTATCTATATCTATCACTATATATGTTGTCATTTTTACATTTTTTAATTACCAGGTACACTAGTTGATCTACCTGAATTTGCCGGGTTTGTTACGCCGTCTGCGTAATCAGCCATATTAATACTGTATGAGTTGTTAATGCTATTGTACATATTACCTTTTAAATCTGCTATAGTTAAATTAGTTCCAGTGCC